CATTGTTCGTAGCAAGTGAAAGATCAGTAATGAGACCACTTGTAAAAAACTATGCTATTAGCGGTGGTGGAAAGTCAGTTGAAGTTCCTATCTATGCGGCAGTTTCTGCGGCGGCGGTATCGGAAGCAACAGATTTATCTAACACAGCAATTGATCCATCTTCTGTGACTATCACAGCAAGTGAAGTTGGAATAATGACAACTTTAACAGACCTAGCAAGAAATGCAGCTCCAAGAAACGTAGCAGCAGATATTGGTAGATTGTTTGGTGAAGCGATTGCAAAAAAACAAGACGCAGACCTAACAGCATTATTTGATGGCTTTAGTGATGCAATAGGAAATGGAACAACGGCTATATCATCTGCTGTAATTTTCCAAGCACTTGCAATGTTAAGAGAAAATGCTCTTAATGCTGATGGTTGTGCAGTTGTATTACACCCAATGATAGCTTACGATCTAAAAGCTAATTTGACTAATACTTTTGCAAATGCAAATGGTAATGATTTAGCAAACGAAGCATTAAGATCAGGATTTGTTGGTAGATTAGCAGGTATGCCTATCTATGAAACTTCAAATATGTCTAATACAGGCAATGCTGGAGATTACAAAGGTGGTGCGTTCCATAAAGACGCATTAGGTTTAGCAATGATGCAAGATCTGAAAATTGAAACTCAAAGAGATGCTTCTCTTCGAGCAGATGAAATTGTTGCAACATCAGTATATGGAGTTGGAGAATTAAATGACTCTTATGGTGTTGAATTACATTACGATTCATCAATCCAATAATAATTGGATATTTTGTGAGGGTGGGAAACTGCCCTCACTTTTAATAAAGGAGAATATATGGATATAAAATTAACAAATGGAAAAAAGATAATCACAAGATCAAAAGCACAATACGAAGCTAATATAAATCATTTTAAAATGAGAGGTTTTAAATTAGTTTCTGATAAGGTAAAAGAAGTAAAGAAAGCTAATGACAAAGTAATTGATAAAGTTAAAAATGTTGTTAAACTAAAACCGAAGAAAGTTAAAAAAGGAAAAAAGTAAATGGAAACTATTAAAGAATTATGGGAAATGGCTAAAGCAAATCCTAAAGTATCAATAGGAATTGCGGTTGCTGTTTTGATTATTATATTAGCGGTAAAATAACATGGCAAATTTTTCAGGTGCGAATGTTATTACAGCTTCAGATGTAACTGCTTATCAAACAGATGCTTTTGATTTTGGTATTGCAAGTGGAGCAACAGAAGTCACAACTTGGTTAGCACAAACAACTAACGACATTTTGAGAGATTTAAGAATCAAATGGTGGCCAATGTATAAATCAAATATTTATACTGACATCACAGTTTTAAATACTGCTGAAATGGTTAATACTAAAGTAGATTTAGACCAATTTGAAAGAGCTGGGGTATATCTATTTTTATCAAGATTTTTTCTACCCGCTTTAACTAAATTTAGACCTGAAGCAGATAAAGATCGTTTTGAAAGAATGATTGAGTTTTATTCATCAGCTTACATTAAAGAATTTCAAACTATTTTAGAAGATGGTGTAAATTACGATAGCGATGCTGGAGGATCAATTTCTGCTAGTGAAAGAGAACCTTTACATGGATATAGACGATTAACTAGATAATGGGAATACAGTTATCTATTAAAACAAATCAACAAAAAGTTTCAAAAAACATTAAAAGATACCAAAGTTTTCTTCCTAGAGTTTTTGATAAAGGATTAAAACAAGCTGGGTTTCATTTATTAGAAATAATGAAAGAGCTGACTAAAAAAGGTATTGATTTTAGGCGAATGCCTTTTGCTCCTTATTCAGAGGGTTATATTAGACGATTACAAAAAGAGGGTAAGCAAACAGGAGTAGATTTATTTTATTCAGGTCGTATGTTGGGCAGCTTAACTCCATTATCAAGTGTTAAGAAAACTGGAAAAGGCAAAGTAAGTGTAGCATTTAGTAATTCTCAAATGATGAAAAGAGCTTTATTTAATCAAGTTTTAAACGAACCTAAAAGAAAGTTTTTTGGCTTTGATAATCGTACAGAAAAGATTATAAATAAGGGATTCGAGAAATTTGTAGCAAAGGAATTAAGAAGAGTTAGAATATGAGTGTAAGAGAAGATATAGCATCAAATATCAAAACAGTTATAGACGCAATCAGCAGCCCTGATGTTAAGCTCTGTACTAGGCAGCCATTTGAATTAGAAGAATTATCACAAGCACAATATCCAGCAGTTATTATTCAAACATCAGAAGAAAATAGAGAAGATCAAGAATTAGGAAGTGGTGCTAAAACTAGAACTGGTACTATTGACTTTGTAATACTAGGTTTTGTTAAAGGTGCAAATACCAATATAGATACATTGAGAAATGCTTTAATCACAGCGATTGAAACTGCCCTTGAAAGTGATATAACTAGAGATTCCAACGCACTCGATACCGAAGTGATCCAAGTCGAAACCGACGAGGGTACATTATTTCCAGTAGGCGGTATTAGAATGGTTGTAAGATGTATGTATAAATATGATGCTGGAACACCATAGGAGAAACAATGTCAATAGACAAAACATTAGATAAGATAGCAAAAAAAGTACACCAAATAGAAAAATTACACGACAAAGAATCTTTACTTTGTGAAGAGGTTAAAGATTTGGTAGAAGAGATTAGAGAAAAACAAACAGATATTGAGGAAGAAGAGGATTTTGAAGAAGAAGAGCTTGACGATGATATTAATGAAGATATTGACGAGGAAGAAGAAAAGGATTAAAAGGATTTATTATGGCTAAAGATATTAAATTATATAAAGATGGGAATGAAGTTATAATTAACGAAACTCAACTTGAAAATTTTATAGCACTTGGTTATAAGCAAGAACAAGACAAACAAGTAAAAATAAAAAAGGAAAATAAAAAATGGCAACACATCACGGAAAAGAAGGAGTCGTAACTGCTGGTGGAACTGGTGTTGGGGAACTGACAGGTTTTACACTTGAAACTACTGCAGATGTTGTAGAAGATACAGCTTTAACAGATGCAACTAAATCATTTGTAGCTGGAAGAACATCATTTTCAGGAACTTTAGAAATGAATTATGATGAAACTGATTCTCCGCAACAAACATTAACTGCTGGTTCTTCAATTTCTTTTATTTTATTACCAGAGGGTAATAGTTCAGGAGATGAAAGTTTTACAGGCACAGGAATTATAACTGGAATGTCAGTTAATAACTCTATGGATGCAATCATTTCAAGAAGTGTTACTTTTCAAGGTACAGGTACATTAACTAGAGGAACTGTCTAATATTAATTTATGTCAGTTATTGACAGGGCAAAATCTCATTTTGAGAGTCTAGGACTTCAATCTATTGAAGTTCCTGAATGGAAAGATGACGATGGCAAACCTACCAAGATTTTTTGGAATCCAATTACTTTAGCTGAAAAAAATAAATTACTTAAAACGACTGGCAATCTTAATGATGTTAGCTTACTTGCTGACATTTTAATTATGAAAGCTTTAGATAAAGATGGGAAAAAAATGTTTTCCCTTGAAGATAAACTTGCATTAATGCACAAAACCGATCCTGATGTTTTAGCCACCATCGCTAACAAGATGGTACAAGCTATCTCGCCTGACGAGGTAAAAAAAAACTAAAATCCAACCCTGAATTAAAAAATTTACTTATTGTTGCAGATAGGTTAAAAATAACATTATCCCAGCTTTTAAAAATGGAAGTATGGGAATATAATTATTGGTTAGGTTATTTGATGCTTGAAAATGAAGAACAAGAAAGACAAGCGAGAATAGCCAAACATGGAACATATAAGTAATGGCACAAAATTTAAAGATAAATATACTTGCAAAGGATAAGACTAAAGCAGCTCTTAATGGAGTAAGAGGAAGATTAGCTGGTCTTAAAAATGCGGTATTTTCTTTAAAAGGTGCTTTTGTAGGTCTAGGTGCTGGTCTTGTTATTAAATCATTTGTATCAACAGGAAGAAGCATTGAGGACTTAAATGTTCGATTAAAACAATTATTTGGCAGTACACAAGAGGGTGCAAAAGCTTTTGATGTCATGTCAAAGTTTGCAGCTAGAGTTCCTTTCTCACTAGAGCAGATTCAAGCCGCATCAGGTAATCTAGCAGTTGTTGCTGGAGATGCTGATAGACTTTCAAAAATATTAGAAATTACTGGTAACGTAGCAGCAGTTACAGGAATAGATTTTAATGTAGCAGCCGAACAAATCCAAAGGTCATTTGCTGGTGGTATAGCAGCAGCCGACATCTTTAGAGAAAGAGGTGTTAGGGATATGCTTGGTTTTAAAGCTGGTGCAACTATATCAGCCGAAGAAACAGTTAAAGCATTTGAAAAAGTATTTGGTAAAGGTGGAAGATTTGGTGGAGCAACACAAGAATTATCTACTACATTTACTGGTACATTATCAATGTTGGGCGATAAACTTTTTAATTTTAAAAAGAATGTAGCTGGAGCACAATTTTTTGATGAACTTAAAAAAGAATTTAAAAGTTTAAACATATTTATAGAAGAAAACTCTGAAGATTTTGAAGCTATTGCAAACGCAATAGGAAAAGTTTTAACAGTTGCAGTTAAAGCATTTGCTGCTGCTGTTAGAGGTGTTGCAAGAGCAGTAGGATTTTTAAGAGAGCAATATAATAATCTATTAAAACTATTTGGCAAAGAAATTACAATAGTAAAAGAATTTAAAAAAGCAGAGCATCACGCAACAGAATTAAATATTCAACTTACTAAATCAAAAACAATATTAGAAGAGGTTAATGAGGGAATTAAAAAAATTAATAAAGGATTTAGCATTTCAAAAGAAGTAGTTGGACTAATCAAAAGTGGAATATCAAGCTTTTCAAAAGCTTTAGCAGAAACTATAGTTCTTGGAAAAGAATTAAACAAATCTATGAAAGAATTAGCACAAAGAATTATGGTAAGTATTCTTCAAAAAATTATTGAAAGAATTGCACTTTTGGCACTTGAAAAAGTAATACAAATAGCTTTGGTTGCTTGGGAAGAAAGAAAAAGAAAAAAAATTGAAGAACAAAATAACGCATTAAAAAAACAATTAGGATTAAGAGCAGCTTTAGGAGTGTCTAGTTTCTTTGGTAATTTTTTTGGAAAACAATCTGGGGGAGCAGTATCAAAAGGCAAACCAACTATTGTAGGAGAACGTGGCCCAGAACTATTTGTACCAAACCAAACAGGACAAATTACACAAAACGCAAGAGGAGCTGGTGGGGGTAGTGTTAATGTAAATTTTTCAATAACAACTTTAGATGCTACTGGATTTTCTGAAATGTTAGCACAAAACAGAGGAACAATTACATCTATTATTAATAATGCTATGAACGAAAAAGGAGCAAGAGGTATCGTATAATGAGTGGAGCATTTCCAATATCAACTTCTAAATTTGAAACATTAGGCATTAAGTCTATTCAACCAACTCTTATTTCTAAATCTATAAGTGGAAAAAAGTTATCAAGAACGATTGATGCACAACGATGGGCATTTACTATTTCTGTTATTACCTCAACTAGAGCAACTGCGTATGGAGAGTTAATGGCTTTTATAGTTAAGCAAAGAAGTGGAAAAGAAAACTTTACTGTTGTTCCTCCAGAAATAGAAGATGCTAGAGGAAGTGAAACAGGAAGTGTTTTAGTTAATGGTAATCAATCGGCTGGAGATACAACAATCGCTATGGATGGATTTGGTGGAGATGGAGCTGGAAGATTTAAAGCTGGAGATTTTATTAAGTTTGCCAGTCATACAAAAGTTTATATGGTGGTAAGTGATGTAACTTCATCAAGCAATGCAGCAACAGTTACGATTGAACCGCCTTTAGTTGCTGACATAGTAAATAATTCAGCAGTTACTTATGATGATGTTGCTTTTACAGTTCATTTAACTAATGACGTACAAGAGTTTGGTGCAGTTGGATCAGATAAAGATGGAGGTATTTTATATAAATATGAATTTGATGTTGAAGAAACTTTATAATTTTATAATAGAAGGAGGTTATATGCCAAAGAAGAAAAAGAAGAAAAAGAATAAGAAGAAGAAGAAAAAAGGCAAAAAGAAAAATAAGAAGTATTAAATGAAATACTTGGTTAAGCATTGGATTAATGTTGATATGTTAGCTGAAGAAATAGTAGATAGCGAACACATTAACATTGATACAAATGATTTAGGAAAATTTAAAGAACCAAGCAAAAATGCTAAATATAAATTAATAGATACAATAAAGGTAAAACGAACAAGTTACGAACAATATGACAAGGAGTCTAACATCAGGGGTAAAAACCCATCTAGCAACAAATGAAATTAAACCTGTTCATTTGATTACCATAGGTTTTGGCACACCACAAAATATTACTGATTGTGTTCACAATTTAACTTCAAGTGTTTCAGGTTCTAGTGTTACTTATACATCAAATAGTTTTTTAGTTAATATACCAGAATATTCAGAAGAAACTGATATTAATAAATCCAGCTTAACCATCTCTTTATCAGGAGCAGATCAAACTTATATCTCATTAGCTTTAGCAGAAAATATTGTTAATGATGCAGTTACTATTTATAGAGCATTTTTAGATTCTAACAATGCTATTATTGCTGATCCTTTTTTATTATACAAAGGCAATATAGAAACTTATTCTATTCAAGAAACAGAAACAGATTCAGTATTAAATCTTAATGTTGTTTCTCATTGGGCAGATTTTGAAAAAAAATCAGGAAGAAAAACTAATAATACATCTCAACAAAGATTTTTTAGTGGAGATTTAGGTATGGCTTTTTCAAGTGAAAATGTTTTAGATATTAAATGGGGTAGATCATAATGGGTTTATTTAAAGCAGTAAGAAAAGTATTTAAAAGTGCCACTAAAGTTTTAAAAGTTACAAGAGTGTTTAATTTTTTAAAAATAAATCCTTGGGTTGCTCTAGCTGTCTTTGCAGTGGGTTGGTTATATTTTTCATCAAGACGACCTGAAAGTCCTGATTTTGGAGATAGTGATTTTAATAATTTTGAAAAGGGCATTTTACTTAATCATCAATCAAACGATATGTCTATTCCTGTTGTTTATGGAGAGAGAAAAATTGGTGGCACAAGGGTGTTTGTAGAAACCAGCGGAACAGATAACGAATTTTTATACATTGCATTAGTTTTATGTGAGGGTGAAATTGAAAGTGTAGATAAAATATATATAGATGACAAAGAGGTTACTTGGTCTGGAACTTTAGCAGATGATACTTTAAGAACAGTAGGCTCTGGAGATGGAAATTTTTATAAAGATAGTGCAAGTTTAATTAGTGTAAAATGTCATTATGGAACTGATAGTCAGGCACAATGCGATTTATTAGGAACATTAACTAATTGGACAACAAACCACCGATTAAGAGGACTTGCATATATATCATTAAAAATAAAATGGAATCAAGATGCTTTTTCAGGACTGCCAACAATTCACGCATTAATTAAAGGAAAAAAAGTAGTCGCTTATAATTCTAGTTCTGTGGCTCAAACTGCTGCACATTCAGATAATCCAGCTTGGTGCTTATTAGATTATTTAACAAATGAAAGATATGGAAAAGGAATACCCATAGCCAATATTGATATACCAAGTTTTTATACAGCTTCAGGAGTTTGTGATACTGATGTAACTGCTTATGGTTCAACAACAATAGATGTTTTAGATTGTAATGCAGTTATAGATACATCAAGAAAAGTTTTAGACAATGTTAGAGAATTAGCAAAAGGTGCAAGATCATTTTTACCATTTACAGGTGGTAAATATAAAATGATTGTTGAAACAACTGGTTCAGCTTCTATTACTTTAACCGAAGATGATATTGTTGGTGGGTATAGTTTAGCAAGTGAAAGTAAATCAAATAAATTTAACAGAGTTATAGTTTCATTTATAAACCCAGCACGTAACTATCAAGTGGACGAGGTGCAGTGGCCAGAATTAGATGATAGTGCTTATGCGTCAGCTGACCAACACGCAACAATGAAAACTGCTGATGGTGGATTTTTACTTGAAGGAAGATTTGACTTTAGTACGATCACTTCTCCGTATCAAGCACTTGAGTTAGCAGAGGTAATTTGTAGAAGATCAAGAGATTCAAAAGGACTACAATTAACAGTAGGATTTGATGCTTATGATTTAGCAATAGGTGACATAGTTAATATTACAATTTCTTCTTTAGGCTATTCTGCAAAACCACATAGAGTTATAGGAATTACTTTTAGAGAAGATTATCTTATGGATTTAAATTTAGTTATTCATCAAGATGCTCATTATACTTGGGCAACAAAAACACAAGTGACAGCAACACCAAGTACAAATTTACCTAATCCTTATTCTGTATCTGCACCAGCTTCAGTTACATTATCCGATGAAATGGTAGAATATTCAGATGGAGTGGTTATTACTCGTTTAAATGTTTTAGTTGGAGCAAGTACAGATTTATTTGTTCAGTATTATCAAGTGGAAACTAAATTAAGTACAGAATCAGATTATAAAATTATAGGAAAGGGAACTCAATTAAATTATCATCAATTAAATGTTGTAGATGATAAAACCTATGACGTAAGGGTAAAAGCCATCAATGCTTTGGGTGTCAGTTCTACTTATACTTCTGGAAGTAGAAAAATAGTGGGAGCGACAGAAACACCCAACGATGTCACTGACCTATCAGTTAGTATGGTTGGCTCAAATCAAATGGAATTAACTTGGACACCTGTTTCAGATTTGGATATAAGCTGGTATGAGATAAGATACCAAAATGTAACAAGTGGTGCGACTTGGAATCAAAGTACACCTTTGACTAAAGTTACAAGAAGAAAATCTGATAGTGTAACTGTTAATGCAAAAACAGGAGCCTTTCTTATTAAGGCAGTAGATAAATTAAATAATAGTAGTGCTTCTGAATCTATTGTGTATAGTAATATTTCAGGATTACAGGCATATACTACTGTCGCAACTTATAGTGAATAAATATGGCAAATTTTACAGGAACAAGAGATAGTACAGTCGCAACAAGTTATGATAATCAAGATCGTTTAATTTTGA